TTTTATCGGATTAGAACTTCCTATGGGATATTCTGATACTGGTTTTTTCAAACAAACAAAAACCACACTTCAACAGGCAAAACATAATATCATAAATTTATTAAAAACAATTCCCGGGGAAAGACTTGGACAACCAGCATTTGGTTCGAACTTGCATAGTGTATTATTTGAACCAATGAACGAAGATTTTAATGATCAATTAGAAGATTCAATTAGAACTTCATTAACAACATGGTTGCCCTATATAAACATTAAAAAAATAGATATCACACAACCAGACTACAACGAAAACAGAGTAAATATTGCAATAGATTTTGGATTGGCATTTGAACCAAATAGATTTGAAAATATCTCGATAAGCTTTGACCAGTTTGAATCAGCCGTGAAACAATAGGAGAATTTAGATGGCTAAGAAGAATGTCAGTAAAGACGTAAAATATTTAAACAAAGATTTTTCTGGGTTCAGAGATGGACTTATAGAGTTTTCTAAGACGTATTTTCCAAATACATACAATGATTTTAACGAATCAGATCCAGGTATGATGTTTATTGAAATGGCATCTTATGTGGGTGATACCTTGTCTTATTATATGGATGAACAATTTAAAGAAAGTATGTTAGCTTTTGCAGAAGAAAAGAAAACCATATATGAAATGGCACAAGGATATGGGTATAAACCAAGACAATCTTCACCTGCAACGGTAACATTGGATGTATATCAAACCGTACCCGCACGAACAGATATTGAGGATTCGGATGGGAGACGACCACCTAATGAGGATTATTGTGTTAATATTACTGCAGGTATGAAAGTAACTTCTCAGAACGGAACTTTGTTTAGAACCGTAGATGATGTAGTATTTGGTGATTCAAGTTCAATGAGTCCACGAGAAGAAAGCATAGCTGAAATTGATGATGAACAAAATATATCTAAATGGTTATTAAAAAAATCTGCAAAGGCAGTTAGTGGAAATATTACTACCGAATATATAACATTTGGAGCAGCTGAAAAATATAAAAGAATATCATTGGCACAATTTCCAGTATTAGAAATACTTTCAGTAACAGATGGAGATGGTAATAGTTGGTATCAAGTTCCGTTTTTAGCACAAGATACAGTTTATTCAGATTTTCAAAACAATAGTAAAAATTCTCCTGATTTAGTAGAAGGTAGAAATTTTGCACCATTTCTTTTAAAACTTATAAAGACATCTAAACGATATAAAACTTATATTAGGCCTGATGGCAAAACTGAAATCAGATTTGGTTCTGGAGTATCATCCACGTCAGACGAAGAAATTATTCCAAATCCATCAAGTGTTGGTTCTTCATTACCAGGAACACCAAGCTTTCTCGATACTAATTTTGATCCAGCAAACTTTTTGAACACTGCTACATACGGTCAATGTCCAACCAATACAACACTTACAATTAAGTATTCTTATGGTGGTGGATTAGAAGATAATACAACTTCTAATACAATTATTAATATTACTGAAAAAACGGCGGTAGTAGATAGTTCAGCTTCACTAAACGCTAGTTTAAAAACACAGACATTAAATTCGATAGCAGTTTTAAATGTAAACCCGGCAACTGGTGGTGGGGGAGCAGAAACACTTGAGGATGTCAGAACAAATGCACTTGCTTATTTTCAAGCACAAGGAAGGGCCGTAACAAAAGATGACTTTATAACTCGTGTATATTCATTACCTGCAAAATATGGTAATGTTGCAAAAGTATTTATGATGCAAGATGAACAAGTTGCAGCAGCTGGACAAAATGAAGCAGACCCAGAGTTTCAGTCAAACCCATTGGCATTGAATATGTATATGTTGGGTTATGATGGTAATAAAAAATTAGTTAAATTAAATAATGCTGTCAAGGAAAATATACAAACTTATTTATCTCAATATAGAATGATGACAGATGCAATTCAACTTAAAGATGCCTGGGTTTGTAATATAGGACTTGATTTTGCAATTTATACCAAACGAGGATTTAATAAACACGAAGTATTACTAATGTGTGTGAAACGATTAAAAGAATATTTTCATATAGATAAGTGGCAAATCAATCAACCTATTATTTTGGCAGATGTAGTATCAGAGATATTGTCAGTTGATGGTGTTGCTACTGCAGTTAAACCACGAGAGGATAGTCCAGAACTAATTCAAGTAAATAATAAGTGGGGCACAGTAAATTCTGTAGTTTATTCTGATAACATATATGATATAGCATCATCAACGTTTAATGGAGTCGTTTACCCACCAGTAGATCCTGCGACATTTGAAATTAAATATCCAGATACCGATATACGAGGTAGAGTGATGGGAGATATATAATGCATTATTTTGAGTACGCAACAAAGGACACGACATTATATGAAGTAAGTTCAAGTATGAATACTGGTCTTGATGAGATTCTTGAAATTAGAAAAGATATGAATAATGATGGTTCTGTTATTTATACCTCAAGGGCGTTGATTAAATTCGATACAGATTTTATTACAGACTCAATTAATTCAGGTTTAATAACTTCATCATCAAGAACAAGATTTTATTTAAATTTATATGATGCCAATTCAGAAGCGTTGAGTGTATCACAAACTTTATATGGATATCCAGTTAGTCAATCTTGGGAAATGGGATCCGGATACGCACAATCTAATCCTATTATAGAAGATGGGGCAAGTTGGAAATGGAAAGATGGAGTTTCTGGAAAAACTCAATGGAATACAGTTTCACAATCTGGTGGAACTTGGTATAGTGGAAGTGAATATGAGACATCTCAATCATTCACATACGAGCCTGTCGATTTAAGAATGGATGTAACTGATATTGTGTGGAAATGGCATCACGGTACAATTCCAAATGAGGGCTTCATGTTAAAGAGAAGTGGTAGTATTGGAAATCAAGATTCAAATGTAGAAGAGGGAAATACTACTCATTATGGTAACTTTATCTTCTTTGGTAGGGATACAAATACAATCTATCAACCAAAATTAGAAGTGGTTTGGGATGATTCCACTTGGACAACTGGTTCACTATCATCATTAACTTCGGACAATCTACAAGATATGGTAGTGTATATGAGGGGACTCAGACCTGAGTATAAAGAAAGTTCAAAGGTAAAATTTAGAGTTAATGGTAGAGAAAGATTTCCTGAGAAGTCGTATTCCACAAGTGGATATTCAACAGGATACACAACCGTAAAAACTTTACCGAGTGGAAGTTCATATTATGAAATTAAAGATGCATATACTGAAGAAGTGATTGTTCCATTTGGAAGTGGTTCTAAACTTAGTTGTGATTCAACAGGAAACTATTTTAATGTTTGGATGAATGGATTGCAATCAGAAAGATTTTACAGAATAAATTATAAAATAGTTAGTGGAAGTGGAACATCAGATGAAACCGTAGAGTTTTATGATGAGAAGCATTCATTTAAGGTAGTGAGATAAAATATGCCATATTCAAAAGATGAGTTAGATAATCTTCCATTTTACCAAACTATAGCCAGTAGGGACGAAGCTAAGTATATAGAAATGATAAATGAGAAAACTGATAGTGGTCAGGTTGTTGATGGGACTTTAAGAAATAAGACGGGCGACAAAATTTTATTATTTGAAAACATAATAACAGGACAGGGAACTGATGAATCAAGTCATACCGTGAATCATACTATACAATGGCAAGAAAAATACTTTAAGTATGAACGGACAGAAGAAATTAACAAAATAATCAAAAGAGACTTTACGGAATTCTAATGGCAAAGAAAAAACAATTACAGATAGATCCAGTTTCAGGAGAATTATCGAGATTATCAAGCAAAGATTTACCATTAATTGCACTTGATGGGTTACACGATGGTGATACTGTATTACCATTTGGTTCATCACCAAGTGATATAATTGAATATTGTGTTTATGATACAGGCGATAATTATTTAGCATCAGGTGAAATTGAAAGTCCCCTACCAACAGAGTTAGACATTGGTGCCCACATTAGACAACTTGGTTACGAACGTGGAACTTATAAAGTAGTATATAATTTTTTAAGAAAAATAGGTGGTTCTTCTAAAGTTGTTTTAACTAAAAAATCAGATAAGAGTATTTATCTCGGTCAATTTATGATAGAGACCAATGGTAAGATTTTTGCCAGTCATTCACCTACTCCCGATGTGGAGATTCCCCTGATTGATGAGAACGGTGAATCAATAGAACTATTAGTTCAAGATGATAAATTTTGGATTCAAGAAATTTCACCTTCGAGGACTGAAATTAGACTAAGACCAAATCCTGCCATAGTTGATATGGATGCATATGAAAAATTTAGATTATTAGGATTTACTTGTTTATCATATTCTGATATAAGTGGTGAATCATATATTACATTTAGTAACGGTGGAAAAGTTGCAACAATAAATAATGGTAGTATTTCACTTAGTCAATCAATGGTAGGTGGAACTCTTAAAATAAGAGATGCATTTCTCATAGACTATGACAATATAGATGAAGTAATAACAAGATATACTCCGGTAGTAGACACCATACCGATACCCGCGATACAAAATTTAGTAACCAATGGACATTTTTCAGATATAGACTCTGATGGGGTTGGAAATAATATTGGTGAATTTGTAAAGAAATCAGATTCTACTGGCATAATTCAAGATTTTCCAAATCCAGGAAATAGTAGATATGTTTTACGAAGTGATGGTTCGACTGGAGAAACTAATGATTATTGGATTCAATTAAGAGGTATACCTGGAGAGAGTTATATACTTAGTTGTTGGGTTCATTGGAGTGATGATTGGATAGCACATAAATTATTATTTAGAGGTTCAACTGCTCCAGGGGGAACTCCCAGAACATTTGACGATACAGATAGAGGAGTTGCCGAAACAAAAGAGATAGATGGTAGATTATGGCAAAGATTATATAAAAATATAACAATACCTACAACTTCTACAGATGGAAATTTACTAATATGGTTAGGTCATACTAATGAGATTACTGATTATGGTATTGGGGCATATCGATATATTACAAATCTTCAAGTAGAAGCTGGTAGTGTAAATGGAGAACCAAGTCCATTTGTAATTACAGAAAGAATTGAGGAATCGGATGCTCCTGTAACTGGATTGATTCGATTTATAGAAGATAACAAAGTTCAAACAATATTATCTAATGCGGATAGTGGTTTTACTACACCCATGATAGATGGTAAGATTACTATTAAGGATGCATATGTTGTAGATCAATCCTATACACAAAACGAACAATTAGTTGTAATTGATGATATTCCATTAAAAAATCCTGATGGATCAGATATTAGAAATAATGAAAGAGAATTTAGAGTAAGTCCTTATCACGGAACGGGAGCTGATAATTTTATTACTTTACAAGTTGATAATGAATTTGATTTATTTGCAACAATTGGTGGTAATGAAAGTCTAATTGGTTCAGGAACAGATTGGAGAACATCACAGACATTCGATTTACCATCCAATATTCAATCATTAAGATTGGAGGCAAGAAATGGTGGAGGTCCTGCCGGATTTATTGCAAAAATAATTTACGATGGAAAAGAAATAAAAACAGGTGATGGTTCTATCGAATATGGGGGTGAATCAAAGGATTGGTCAAGAAGAGATTTATCCGATGAAGTAGATGTTCCACCGAGAGTATCAAGAACTGGTCCTTGGACAATAACATCAAATTCAGAAGATGACGTGTTAGAATGGGAAATCAAATCTGAGGCAGGTAAAGGTCCGTGGAAAACTACCGTAGATGATGATTTATTAGACTGTTCTTGGATTTGGTCAAATAATTTATCTGATAGTCAAATTATAAATTGGACTTGGGCAGGGGGAGAAAGTATAACAGATAAAATTTGGCAATTTCCAGATCCAGTTTTATATTCTGATGCGGTAAAACCACGAGGTTGGTCAGATGGATTCAATTCATTTAATTGGGGTGGTGCCAATAGTGATGCAATCAATACACGGTCACAATGGCATAGTGGTTGGTTAGGACATCATGCAAAATGGGTAGATGGTGATGGAGAATTTGGTGGTATGGCCATTAAATTTATTGATCAAAACTCTGAATTTGGTGCACCAAATCATATTGATTATGTAGGTATACATAAAACAGGAAATGTACCAGCATCTTCCGATCAACCTACTACATTGGCACATAGATGGATGGGTATTTCTCAAACATTACCACATTCTATGGCAGCTCAAGGATTACAGCCAGGAGATAACATTACAGTTTCTTGGAATCAAAAATCAGATACTCCGAATAAAGGTGCACAGGTTGGATTACATCATTATAGAAAAAGTACATCCGGGCCGTATTGGGGACTTCAGGATCGTATTTCAGGAAATAATCCTGCAACATTAGAAGATGGTAGTAATCCAGCATGGGAATATGAATTTAGTAGATATAAACCAGTTTCTAAAGTGGGAGAGTGGGAACGAGTATCGTGGACTGGAATAGTTGAAGATGATTGGGATTTACATAAGGCCAGTTCTCTTTACATATATGGTCATTATGGACCCGAAGGAATTGTATGGGTAGAGGATGTAAAGATTGAATTAACAACATTGGATACATCTATTGATACAACACCATTAACAGCAGATTTAGTTGCAAACATTATAGGGGTTGATGGGGATACTGCAACATTAAATACCACATATCAAAATTTAGCACCAGATGGTACGGTAACTAATAATGAACTGAATATACAATCTTTTAGTGATTTTGCAAGTTTTCATGTTGACTATACATCATCATTTTCCGAAACAGTTCCAGTATATGGTTCACTTAGAGGTGATATACAAAAGATAGTTGGAAATAGTATATTCCTTGTTGATAGTTATGCAGAACTCGGTTTTGCTTCTAATCATGATTTTAATAATGAATTAGATGTAAAAGTTGACTCAGAATTTAACAAGTGGTTTATTCAATATCCAAATGATAGTAGTCAAGATTTAAGTAAATTACTTAAAACTGGACCTAACACATTTAATTTAATATCCAATTTTAAAATTGATACACAGACTTATACGGATTATCCACATTCAATAGTTTATAAATTATATGAACCACTTGATTCTGCAATTAATGAAAAGGATTTTACTACTGTGGTGAGAGAGATGATTCCACCCATTGAGGAAACTGTTCAGTTATTTCCTTTTGTTGAAGAATCTATTAGTGATGTAGTTTTAAGAAGTCCAGAATTGCAAAATGTAAATCCAGCTATTGGAAATGGTATAACTGAACTACAAAGTTATAGTAGTTTACTTTCAAATGATCCCGGAGTTAAAGAGGAAATTGAAAATGAATTAATTAGTGGCAGTTTGACTGCAGATATTAATGTTGATTATTCTCAATTCGGGAACTTTATACATTTTAGTTCAGCAGAACAGCGACTTAGAAATTTTAAATATAAATTAGATTTAATAGAACAATATACTGATAGAAGTGCGTCATTATCAGGAGCAGGTAGTGGTTCAACTGGTAGATATAAAACCAAGGCGAATCCAGGATTAGGTGCATATTTAATTGTTTCTGAATCCGGAGCATCAAATCCTTCATTTACACCAGTTAGTGGTTCATTAATTCAAATTCAAAAATGGGAAACTTTACGGCGTGATACAATTACTAACTTTGATAAATTTGAAAAATATATGTTCAATCAAAGTTCATCATTGGCAACTTCTTCACTTGGTTTAAGTTTTGATAATACTTGGCCGAAAGAAAGTGGAGCTGGTACATATTCATCACCATATGTAAATTACAGAACAAGTCAATCTATAGCAAGTACTTGGTATGACAATCAAATAATATCTGCGTCTGATTATGATAAGGCGAATAAAAATAGATTAAAGAGTCATCTTCCAATGTTTGTTCAAGATGATAATGAAAATGATGTAATGTTAAAATTTATAGATATGGTAGGACATCATTTTGATGACCTTTGGGTATTTATTAAGGCAATGACAGATGTTCATGATAAACGAGATAAATTAACAGAAGGTGTTGCCAGAAATTTATTACATCCAGTAGCAGCATCTCTTGGGTGGGAAGTACATGATGGTAAAGATTTAATATCACTACCACAATATATGTTGGGAATGAGTGTAACTGGTTCAGAGAAACCAGTAGAATATTCAATAACACCCGATAAAGATATATCAAGAGAAATATGGAGTCGTATTGTAAGTAATATACCATACTTCTTAAAAACAAAAGGTACTACTCGGGCAATTAAAGGATTGATAAGTTGTTATGGAATCCCATCAAGTGTTTTACGAGTTATGGAATATGGTGGGCCTAAATTACCTGGACAACCAGATGACTTTATGATAACACGGAAATTTACAAAGGCATTAGATTTCTTTGGTTCATCTAATAATACCTATGTAGAATATAATGCGTGGATGACATCGACACAGGGTGATGCACCAACAGATAGAGTTCCAGATACAATAGAATTTAGATTTAAAGCAGCTGATGGTGGAGACCAAGTTTTGGTAAGACGAGATGGAGATTGGGCAATTAGATTAAAAGATAATGGTTCAACTGATAGATATGGTCATGTATCATTTATGTTGAGTGGTAGTCACGGATATAATGAAGTTTCGTCATCTGAATTACCTGTTTATGATGGAGACTTTTGGTCTGTAATGTTAACACGAACCACAAAGAGTGGTGGTGTCCTATCAAGTGATACTGGTAGTCAAGATGTTAATTACACCTTACATACTAAACAATACGATTCAGGTAGAAGTAAAATAATTTATGAATCAGAAGAAGTCCTATTGATAAGTGGTTCTATGTCAGCAGCTTCTGCATCTTATAATATAGCATATTCTGGAAGTGGAACAACAGTAACCATAGGTGGTCCTGAAGAAAATACTTACTTTGGTGAATCATTTAGTGGTTCTATGATGGAGTTTAGAAATTGGACAACACCACTTGGTGAAACTTCATTTGATAATCATGTAGCCGCACCTATAGCATTTGATGGTAATTCACCATCAGCTTCCTATTTGGATTTAGTTACTCGATTTTCATTTGATGATGATAAAGATTTAAGTGTAGGTGCTAATCAATGGTTTCAAGATGCATCAGCTGACCAAACATATACTTCATCTGCAGAACCACATAATTACACAAGTGGGATGGGTAATCATTTTTCATCCGTAGTAGATGAAACAAAACTAAAAGTTGCTAATTTTGGACCAAGTGCCATGTCATCACGAAAAATAAGAATTGAGGCTGACGAGAGAATTGATAAGGTTGGAAATCCTGTATTAAAATTTGGAGAAAGTATAACTATACCAGCATATGATAATGCACCAATAGATAGTAATAAACTTGGTGTATTCTTTTCTCCATCAGCTGCAATTAACGAGGATATTATATCTTCCTTTCCAAACATAGATTTTGACCAATACATTGGTGATCCTCGTGACCAATATAAAGAAAGATATGATAGATTGTCGGAAGTTCGAAACTTATATTGGAAGAAGTATGCAGGACCTAATAATTTTTGGGATTATTTGAGATTATTAAAGTATTATGATAGTTCATTATATAAACAAATTAGAGCATTAATTCCAGCACGTGCAAATGCCACGGTTGGTATTTTAATTGAACCAACTTTATTTGAACGTGATAAAGTTATTATTGGAAAACAGCCTACTTTTGAACCACAGCACCATACTACATATATAGAAACGAAAGGTTACATTTCTGAAAGTGCAAGGTACGAACCATTGGATTCAGAGATAAATTGGTCTAATCCATTTGGTATTAATAAACATAAAATGGAAACAGGTTCATACTTATCTTCATCAGCACAATATGAATCATATGGGGCTAGTTTAACTTATACAGATCCATTTAGAGTTAATTACTATACACAACAAAGTGGTTCAGAACCAGGAGGATTTATTTCTTCATCTGCAGAAGAATTGACACCTTGGGGATTAAATACAATACCTTTAAATTTTTATGATCCGTTTAGATTAAATAATAAAACACAGACAACTGGATCAGGAGTTGAGTTATCGGCAGAACTTGTTTCTTACCAGGCACCGAGTGAGACTTTTTCACAATTGGCATCAGGAACTGGTTCATTTGTATTGAGACATATTTTAGAAAGACCTTCATTATATAATATAGGTGATATAGACGAGAGTGGGTGGTATGGAAGTGATTATCTTAATTCAACCATACAACAAGGTAGTGTTAAAGTAATATTTGAAGAAGTGGTGATGCCTCGTATAGAAGAAAATGTTATTTCTCAAAACAATATGGAAACAATGTACTTTTATGGTACTCCAGAGAGTGCATCACTACATAAACCAAATTCATCGAGTTTTGTATTATCAGATTTAGATAATAAATGGGATGAGGCAATAGGAACAAATAGACTTTTTTATGTTGGGTGTGTTCAAACAGATAATACAACGATAGTTGATCCAAGTGCAACTTATTTGGAAGATTCACCTGCATTTGAAACATTCCTCGTTTCACCTACTAAATTGGTAACGGGTGATAAACCTAATACAAAAATGGAAGTTAAGAACAAATAAACAACAAAAATTCAAAAGAACTATATTTATAAGTGAAGAGTAATAAGTTATAGAAAACGAATCTTATAAAAAATATAATTCCGTGACATAGGAGAAAAAACAATGGGATATTTAAATAATACAACGCGTGTTTTAGACGCTATTTTGACAAAGAAAGGTCGAGAGATTTTGTCCAGTGGTGGAGACTTTATGGTTAGTAAATTTGCACTCGGTGATGATGAGGTGGATTACTCCTTATGGGATACTACACATACAAATGGAACAGATTACTATGGTGCAGTAATTGATAATCTACCAGCACTTGAACCCTTCAATGATCCTTCTGAAATTATGAAGTATAAACTCGTGACGAGACAAGACGGTACAGCTGCAATGGAATTAATTCAAGATGCCGGAAATACTGCAACAACTTTA